CTCGCTGCTTCCCATTTTGCGGCATTAAGAACTGCCGCTGTTTTGTCTCGTAATGTTTTGGCCTCGCCCAGTGTTTGCTTACTAGGTTTTATTTCAACCATTTCAGCATGATTACGTCCATTTTTGTCTTTATAAACAATTAATAAGTCAGGAACATAGGTTGTATTTTTACCTGTTAAAGGGTTTTTATAAGGTATACGGTGTGTTTCGCTTCCCCACCCTAAAATGGCAGGATGATTATCACACATTCTAAAAACGGCTAATTCCCAACCACTGCGATATCTGGGCATACTTTTACCTATATATTTTTTAGGATTGTTAACTGGATATATGCCGTTCTGAAACTTTGCCATAATAATATTTAGTCAGGCTCATTCTTGATCAGAACTATAAGTTTGTACATTATACCCTTCATATGTAAATGTTACATTATATAATATAGGGCCACTATCTGAATAATTCAATTCATCTGTTGATATAGTTTGTATCATAGGATTATAAAGTTTTGTTACATTATAATCGTCACTACTGGATGTTTTGATAATTTCAATCATCCATATAAAATATTTGTATTTTTGTAAACGCAAACCGTGATTAGAAGATCCGTCAGTGAAGTTTTCCATTGAAACATCATAGTTAAAACTTCTTGATGTTGCCTCAGAATTAGTAGGTCCTGTAAAATAGAAATTTGTATAATCTTTTATAAACTTTTCCATCTGTGCATCTCTTGTATCGTATGCAGCCAATGTTATTGGATTATAATCTACGCCAGTTTGTACTGTACGTTTTCTATTATACTGATTAAGTGTGTTATTTCTAGTAGAATAACTAGGTTGTCCAACAGAAGCAATTCTATCTAAATTAAGAACTTGGAATCCTGATGGTGCTTCAGGATTCCTATATGTTACTTTAACGGTAAATTGAAACTTGGATCTAGGAATAAATGACTGTATCGTGTTAGATCCAGAAGCCGATTGTGCATACACATCAGATGCAGCATCACCAAGAAATCGACCCATCGTCTTATCCTAACCCTAAATTACGCTACTGCGTCGCCGCCAGCAGCAATTCTTAGATCGTTATTACTACCTGCGCCTGGTGAAGATAGTAGATCTTCGCCACCTGTAGCGCCAATTTCATTACTAGCATTGTCATAACGAATAGTTGCTGTGATTTGTACAACTTCACTTGTTGCATAGTTCAAATCACCATATTGAATACTAGGAATAAAGCAACCTGCTAAAGTCCAGGCATCAATTACTGCATCTTGGCCGTCGCCTTCGTTAGAACCATCTAACATTTCAATTCTCATGCCGAACTTATAATCACTACCTGCGAGGCGACTACTTTGTTCAGAATGATTAACTTGTGTTGCCATTTGAGCACCTAGTGCAGTAACAACATCACTGTTAATATCATCACGGATAATCAGTGTTACATCACCCCATGTGTGCTTACCAGCAAGACGGATTTTTGAGTTATACACATCGATTGTTACGTCTTCATGATCTAGAGTAGGTCTTGTTACGCTGACAACATTTTTAGTAACAAAAGTGTTGCCATCGCTACTGCCGCCTAGATTTTCAAACAAGACGCGAAAACGATATTGTAGTTTCGGCATTAAAACACTACCGGTTCCGTCGTCCGGTGTAGGTACGCCAAAGTTACTTGTTACAGCCATTTTATAATTCTCCTTTGTCAAGTAATATATACTATACTCTTATTTATGCTTTTGACAAAAAAAATGGCAATGCATTTTTCAGCACTGCCATTTAATTAATTATATGCTAACTTATCTTATAATTCGCCAGTGTTAACAATACGAATTGGAATGTAGATAAATTCAGCAGACTTTGTAGGCTCAATAGCAACGTCAATATATAGTTCGTTACGATCAATTCTTGCTGGTGTATTGTTTGTTTCATCACAAACTACAGCAAAATCGTACACACCACGTTGTGCTAGGATACTACCCATAAAGCCATCGAATGTAGCCTTAGCATTTCTGCGTGTATTTAAATCGTTTGGTTCGAACAAATATGGACGACCAATAACCGCAAAACGCTCTCTCAAGTATGCAGTTAGACGTGCTACGTTAACACGATCTAAAGCACTTGCAGCAGTGTGTAATGATTTCTGACCGAACACTACAATACCTTCTGCAGGGAATCTTGCGATTGGGTTAAGTTTGTTTTCATACATTGTATCTCTATGTCCTTGTGTTAGGGACACTGGAACAAACTCGTCTTCACTATTCAAGTAACCAACATTAGTTGCATTTTGAACTTGACCTCGTGTTAGACCTGCTGGAGCAAACCACTGGAAGCTCACGTTGTCGTTGTATGCATATGTATAAAGTACAATATGCGATGCAGGAGCAACAACACTATCACCAGTTGCAGGGTTTGTTGTCAATGCACTTGGATAGTATGCAGCAGAATAAGTATTCTTTCCTACTAAACCTGCTTCACCGTTTTCGTCTGCATCTGTACCTTGGATCCAACTAACTGCTTGTGTTGGTGTTAAACGCATTGGTGTATCAACAATAACAAATGCTGTTTCATTTCTATCGCTGTTTAATGTAACCATTTCGTCAAACATTTCTGGATAACCAGGAGCAGCAATTAAGCGGAATTGGATATTGTCTTCACGTAATTCTGAAGCTGCTGCACTTGCTTGCATTGCAGTTGCTACCACTTTACGTTGTGCCTTGCGTAAGAAACTACCGCTACCATTTGCTTGGTTACCAGCAGCATTTCTCCATTTCCATGAAGTTGCTAGGCTTGCATCATATTGACGAACAGTACCAGCACTGCGACACATATTAATGCCTGTAGTACCAACTGGATAAATCAAAGGATTTGGACCATCTGCTAATACACCAGCGGCCGCTACATATGCGCCACCAGTATTTGCTAGATCAGTGATGTCACCAAATACAACACCATTGCTTGTGCTTTGATCTGTATTGTCTTTTAGTACCCATGCTGTACCGTTATGTCTGTAAATTACAGGATAACCGTCTGCATCTGTATCTACCCAGTAATCACCGTCTGCTAACACAGCACCTGAACTATCTGTAAGTGGAGCACTTGTAGCATACTGAACATCAGATGCTTTCATCCACTTTTGAATACCACCATCTAATGATACTTCATAAACATCTAGATCGTTAACGTCTGGATCGTACCAATATGCGCCGTCTGCTGCAGAACCTGTTGGCTGACTTGTGCTTGCTTCCATTACATAACCGCCTGTAGCGACTGTAGAAGAAGTTGCAATGTCATCCCATTCTTGTGCAGATGTATCATCCCAACGCTTAATCTGTACTAGACCATTTGTTGTATTAACTGCTAACCAAATATCACCATCAATTAGTGTACGGGCAGCACCTGCTGTACCGTCTTGATTAGTGTCTCCAGCAATACCTGTTGGATCTGTAACACTGTCATTAGCGTAAATTGCAGTTTTAGCAGTAAAGCCACCTGCTGTCGTAGTGTATAGACTTAAATCAACACTTAACCCGCCGCCAGGAACTGTTGTTTTTACCCAAATATCACCAGTAGATGGTGCGCTAGGTGCGCTGTAGTGTGGAGAATATGTAACATCATTAGTTGAGTATGCACTATCTAATGCTACCCAAGCGCCGCTTACACCTTTATAATATTTAATTTGTGTTTCGTTTGCACCATTAATAATTTCAACTAGGAAACTATCATTAACTACTGTGGTTGTATTAGAACCTGCAGCACTTACAATATCTACTAGTGGTGTTACTGCTGTCCATGATCCACTAGCATTAAATTCATGAATACCATAAGATGTGCCTGCTGGGTCTAACCAGTATGTTAAGTTAGCAGGATTGCCTGTTGGCTCTGAAGATGATGGACGTAAACCGTATAAATCAACGTTTGCACGGACAATATATGCCGCTGAACTTTGACCTAAGAATGAATATGCCGCAAGTAGACCATAGTCGTTAGTTTCATCACCCTGTTGTACTGTACCACTTACTGTACGGAAATCAATATTACCGAAGTATTGTGTAAGTTCACGCTGTGATGTAACTAGAACTGGCTTACCCGCATTGGCTGTTTTGGTATATTTTGCAATACCGTCAGTCTCTGTGCCTGTTGGGTCTGTTTTGTCCGCACCTGTTGCAATAAACAACATTGGGACTGTGCCAGCACCCGCTGGGCCGTATACTGACTCGTCTGTTACTGAAACCTGTACGCCAGGTGAAACAAGATTTGCCATTTTGGAGTTCTCCTTTATAAAAAGTTTA